ACCCAAACATTCTTATTGCTGACCCAACAACAACAGCGCCAGGAGTTACTCGCACAATTGATGTTGCTTCAGCGGTTGCGGGACAGTACTTTTCAACAGACCGTCAGCGTGGAGTCTTTAAGGCACCAGCTGGTTTAAATGTTCGCATTGGTGGGGCTGTAAGTGTTACAGCGCTAACTAACACAGAACTTGATTCCATGAACGTAGCGGGAGCCCCAGTTAATGCAATTCGTTTTGTTTCTGGCTCTGGCATTGTTGTTATGGGCGCTCGTACCCTAAAGCAGGGATATGTTGACAAGTACGTACCAGTTCGTCGTAGCCTTATTTACTTGGAAAAGACTCTCTCTAACCTAACACGTTATGCAGTCTTTGAGCCAAACGATGCAAAGCTTTGGCGTCAACTAACAGCTACAGCACAAAATTTCCTTAACGATTTTTGGCGTCAAGGAGGCCTTCGTGGAGATACCCCACAACAGGCATACTATGTACAATGTAATGCTTCAAACAACCCATTAAATACGGTAGACGCTGGGGAAGTCCACCTTGATATTGGAGTTGCTCTACAACGTCCAGCAGAGTTCGTCGTCATTAAGATTAGCCAGTATGACGGCGGCGTAACCATCACCACCGCATAAGGAGAAAAATAAATGGCAGCTAGAACATCTTTGGTACGGTGGGGTACTCACGCTACTGACCCACTTCGCAATTTTAAATTCTATGTAGAATTTGTTGCATCATCTAACTCAGGAACCCCATTTGATGACCGCATCAAAACTTTTAGTGGTGGATTTTCACAGGTGCAGGGATTGAATATCAATACACAATCTATTGCATACCGTGAGGGTGGATACAACACCACCGTTCACCAGATTCCTGGAATGACTACCTTTACACCTATCGTGCTAAGCCGCGGTATGGTTTACGGGCAGGACCAAGCAATTACATGGATGCGTGGACTTTTTGCAGCAGCTGCAGGCCAAGGCCTATCAACTGCTGGTAAAGACTTCCGTTTAGACATGAAAATCTATGTCAATGACCATCCAGTAACCAACACCTCCAACGCAGATGCTGGAATTGCTGTTCCACAGGTCCAGTTCCACATTCACAACGCCTGGTTGTCAAACTTGTCTTTTACGGACTTGAATGCAACCGATAACAACATCCTCTTTGAACAAATGACTTTTGTTCACGAAGGACTATCTGTATTCTTTACAGATACATCAACAGGCGAAGCTAAACCAACTCTTACCTAATAATGAACTAAGGAGAACAAAACGTGCCACAAATTACGGACCCTAATCAGATTAATAAGCTTGCTGAAGAATTGACGGCTGGGCCTCAGGCAGTAGTAACTACTGAGGCACCAGCTGACAATTTGGTTAGCTTGCCAGGTGGATTTATAACCCCAATGGGCGTTATTAAAACCGCTGAGGTAAGAGAACTTAATGGCCTAGATGAGGAAGCAATTGCTAAATCTGGAAGCACAGCAAAAGCTCTTTTGACAATCCTTAACAGGGGGTTGGAAAAAATTGGCGACAAAAAGCCAACAAAAGAAGACTTTGATGAAATGCTTTCTGGAGATAGGGATGCAATTCTTTTAGGTATTAGAAAAGTAACTTTTGGTAACGAAAGTGAGTTCAACCAATATTGCTCAGTTTGCGATAAAACACAACTGTTTAATATTAACTTAACCGAAGACGTGAAGGTAACAGAGTTGGAAGACACTGTTAACGACCGCCGTTGGAAAGTAAAAATTAAAGCTGGTATTGCAGTAGTTGCACTACCTAATGGAATTACTCAAAAGAAGATTATGGAAAACGCGGACAAGACACTTGCCGAGTTAAACACAATGATTCTTTCTGGGTGCTTGTTATCACTAAACGAATCACCTACATCGCCCTCCACCGTTCTTGAACTTGGAATAGCAGACCGAGAAACTCTAATCACAGAGATTGTTAACCGTAACCCAGGTCCACGCCTCGGGGAGGTGACCAAGGCCTGTGAGGTATGCGGAACAGAAACTGATGTTCCACTTAGCCTCGCTGCTTTGTTTCGACTATAAAGATACAGACTACGAGTATTTGATGGACCAGTACGAAGCTATCGCAAGAGAGTTTACTGGTTTCACATTAGCTGACTTAAGAAGTCTTTCTTTTAGAGAACGTAAAAATTGGTTAGAAAGAACTAAGAGATTTAGAGGGTAACGATGGCTAAAAAGCAAGACTTAACAGACCTAGTTCTGTTAAGTGACAAGCTTAAAACCAATCTTAAAGACTCCTCTGACTACGCCAAAAAACTTAGTGAGAACTTAACCGCAGCATCTAAAGCTGGCGGTAGTCTCTCAAATCCTGGTGGTGGTCAAGGGTCTACTACCGCTGCGCCAAAGAAAGAAGACACCACACTTAAAGATGGTGGTGGAAGCGCATTTGCTGGTCTTGGTGGAACATTCCTGCGAGGAATGGGAAACTTTGGTCTCTCACTTCCAGGAATAGTTGCTCAAGCATTACCCAGTCCAGCTGAAGCTGCTGCTTATCAACTAAGTACTGCTCGTCAAGGATTCTTTAGCCGAATGGGCTTTGGCAATATGGGGGCCCTGCAAAAATCTATATCTGCTGGTGGAACTGCTATTAGCAAAACTGATGCTGTGGGTGCTATCTCAGCCCTTCAATCACAAGGCATTTATAACGTTGGAACATATGGCAAAGGCGTTGCTGGTCTTTCAAATTACGCTCCAGGATTAGGTTTAGAAGGAACCGCCACTGCGTCGGCGTCAATGAACCAAGCAAAATCTGTAAACTTCATGAACCAAATTGGCGTTCAAGTTCGTGGCGCGGACGGTTTGGCTCGAAATCCAAACGATGTAGCTAATGAACTTGTAGACAAAATTTGGCAATCAACGCCTCCCCTACAAGCAGGTGGCAACGAAGCGTATATGTACCTTCAGGGCTCTTTACAACCAGGCAATCAACTTTACTTAATTCTTAATACATATGTCCCTGATGCAAACCTTCGTCAAATTGTTATTACTAAACTTTTTGCTAAAGCAAAAGGACTACCTAAAAACCCAAGCAAACAACAGCTTAAAAATGCTGGTATTACTACTGATGTTGTTAACAAAACAAGCAATTACAACACAGCCCAACTTGGCTTAACGCAAAATACGCAAGCAGATATTAATGCTGGTACTGCTACTGCCCTTCAGCACCTAACAACTGCTACAAATAAGTTTTCGGAAGTTGTTGGACAAATGCATGGACTTCTTAAAGCTTACGGATATACAAGCACAATGCTTGGTGGCATGAATGGGGCTGTTGGCTCTCTCGTTGGTTCATTCCTTGGAAGTGTTATGGGCCCAGTAATTGGTCACCTTGCCACTGGGATTATGTCTAAAGTATCGCCAGCTTTAGCAACAACTCTTACTAAAGTAATTGGTGGATTTGGTGCTGTTGCTACCGCGGCTTTTGCTGGCATCTCTGGATACAAGGGTGGAAAAGACAAACATTGGAGCTGGGGTAATTTTGCATCTTCAATAATTGGTGGAGCTGTTTCTGGCGCAATGATTGCTGGGCCGTGGGGTGCCCTGGCGGGAGCGGTTGGAGGGGGTGTTGTTTATACTGGTGGTTACGCAGCTGGCGGTGGTTTTTCAAAAAACCCAACGGATAACAAAAGCCAAAATGGCAGTGGTGCTGGTAGAGGCACTGCTGCTCAACAAATTTCTCTTCAAGGAGCAACTCCACAAGCTGGCTATGCTCTTATGACGGCTGCGTCTCAAATTGGAGTTCCCTACTCTTGGGGTGGCGGTGGAACTAATGGCCCATCTGTTGGAATTAACCAAGGGTCAGACACTGTGGGGTTTGACTGCTCTGGGTTTGTTCAATATGTATTTGCTAAACAAGGAATTCCTCTTGGGGGAACAACCTACGTTCAAATTAAACAAGGCCGTGGAATCCCACCACTTCAAGCACAACCTGGTGATTTGCTTTTCTTTGGTACCCAAGGAACGCCACATCACGTAGGTATCTATATGGGTAATGGAAAAATGATTGAGTCTCCTCACACAGGAGCTGCTGTAAGAATCCGCGGTGTAAACCTTGGAGATGTTATGGCATGCCGCCGTGTACTACAGGACGGCAAAGGTAGCGCAATTAACTTTGGTGGTTTTGCAGGTGGTGGTGCTGGCGGTGCAACAAGTACTGGTATTTCTGGTGCCCCAGGAACAATTTTATCTTCAAATGCTGTTGGAACAACCGTAGGTTCTGGGGTTACGGCTAATGCAATTGGTGGCGACAGGGGTGGCTCGGCTGGTACTGGCATGTCTATGTCATCATCTAACGGCAATATAATTATTAATGTCAGCGTTCCACCTACTACCAGCCCAAACTCTGCTGCTGACACAGCTAAAATAGTTAGCGGGGCTGTTACAAAGGCAATGAGTGCAAAATCGGAGGCTAACAGATGAGTGTAAAGATTACTCAAGATGCTATTGATGCGTGGTATGCAAAAGCCTCTAAGACTGAAAAAAGTAAGTATGAAACTTTTAAAACCACGCATGATTCACAACTTGTTACTTTAAACAAAAAGTACAACGATGCTAATAATGAGGTTAACGGCTGGGCTACATCTAACGCTAATATTAAAGCTGGTTCAAAGCCAGCAAGTAAAACAACCCGTGTCCAAGTTTTTCCTGCTGTTGAAACGTTTCCTCCAGTATACCCACCAAATAAGCCCTACACCAACTTTGAGTTTTTTAATGAGCCACTTCCAACTGGTAGCGGAACTTTGTACACTCTTAACAACTTTTATGCTCAAAAATATTACACTGGAGCTTCGGGATATGGATGGCCACAAACATCAAATTCAATAGTCGAACTATCGCAACTTTCTACTACGGGTCGGTATGTTTTGGTTTACCTTGCTTGGGCTAACTCTTTTTACACAAACCCAGCAATTGTTAAATACTTTAACCATTTAATCTATTTAGCTGGTACTCAATCTGGTGAGCCAGCTGGAACTGAAGCTACTTTACAAGAATATATTACAAAGTATCAAGCAAGAGCTAAAGAAGTTACAAAACTATTTGCGCAACAAAAAACAGCTTTAGATAAAGCAAAAACTGATATTGCTGCAGAAAATGCTGATTATGAATCAAAATTACGTAACCTTATCTATAAAACTGGTGTGGGAACCTCAACAACTGCAGCTGCTGCTGCTCCTGTTAAACCACCGCCAAATACAACGTCACCAGAGGCAACGCCCTCATACACCCTTGGAAAAGATTGTGAATTTAACTTACCACCCCATAAGTGGAGTCTTCCAACACCTCCAATAAATGTTTTAAACGGCGAGTCTGTTAATAAGTCCGACCAATCTGAAGATGACCGAAGGGGTCGTTTTTGGACTTGGCGAGCAAGCGACCAAAAGTTTACATCTGAGGGCGCTGATAAAGTTGATGCTGTTGGAAAAACTCGTAGGCCAACAAAATACGGTTTTCAATTTTTGTGGAACCCAGAAACATGGTCAAGTAGCGTACAAATTAACCCAGACGTAACCCCCAATAGCCCGCAGTATTGGGCTACCTCACTTCCCGTATTTCCTAGTGGACAGAATATGTCATTCAATATTGTGGTTGACAGAGTTAATGATTTTGCGTGTTTTGGACCTCAAACCATAAAACCAACCCAACAGTGGTCACCAACATCGTTTCTTGATTCTGCTAACGCAGCTCGTATTGCCTTGGAAACTCAAAGAGAACAAACAATGATTAATTTTGCGGAGTTTTACAAGGGTAGCAACATAATTAACCCACAAGCAAAAATTGACGATTTAATGAAGCGTGGGACTTTGGCTGACATTGAATATATTTATAAAGTGTGTAACGGAGACGGGTGGACAAGGCTAGACCAGAACACATCTGATATTGGTTTTTTAATGATGACTTTAGTTGAGATTGAACTGGGACCTAATCGTTATTTAGGATACCTTAACAGCTTGGGTATTGAACACACATTTTTTACAGAAAACATGGTTCCCCTTAGAACAAATGTTTCATTGCAGTTTGTTTTGATGGCGTCCGCTCGAGTTGCCGCAAAGAAAGCATAAAATGACTATTACAGCAAATTCTCGTTACTATTACTCAGATATTGAATATATTCAATTAGAGGCTGAGGGTGATAACAAACCAATTGTTTTTTACGAGTTTGGTGATATTGGAACTCTTGCATTTAAAAAACACATATACGTTCAAGGTGAGCGTTTAGACCAACTTGCTAACCAATACTACAATAAACCAACTTTGTGGTGGTACATCCTTGAAGCAAACCCATCTATTCAGGACTTTCAAAACCTTCGACCTGGCACAGAGTTGGTTATTCCAAATGTTTGATTTTATAGACATTGAGTTGCCCGAGTCAGAAATTAAAAATGTGTTTGCTTACAGAACCGTTTTAACAATGTCTCAGTACGCACATGAGCATTTAACTATGTATTTAGAGCATTGGGAACTTGACTACTCACAAATTAAATCTGGCTCACCAGTTAAAGTTACTTTAAAGTCTTTATACGGAAAAAAAGAATTTATTGGATATATCCATAAAGTAAGCGGTGATATCAGCCCAGGTAAGAATTTTGTTGAGATTACTGCAATTGGTGCAACGGTTACCATGAAACAAGCATCTCAAAAAATATGGTCCCAAGTAACAGCGGACCAAGTATTTACGGAAATATGTAAGAAACATCAATTTTCTTTTCACGCAACACCGCACGCAAGAGTGTATGACCACGTTGCTCAAGCAGGGAAGACTGATTGGGAGTTTTTAAAAACTTTTGCTCATAATATTGGTTACACGTTAAGGGCTGATGGTGCTGCTTTATATTTTGACCCTATTGGTAAAGACTTTAAAACTTTAAAAGACTCGGCGCCATATTTTATTATGCGAGAAGCTAATGACCCAGATGGTTTTAATTTATACAGTTTTACCCCAGTTATTGGTGAAACAATTGATTACGACAACGCAATTAAAGCAGCAAGTGCGGTTGCTGGTATTGACCTTGTAACAAACGACTCACTTGTTCAAACAAATCAAAAAAGGGCCACAACTACCAGAGCAAAGTCACAAAGTGAGTTTGTTGACCGTTTTGAATCAGACAGGGTTATTCCAAACTCCACGGCTGCTGGTTTTGAGTCTAAAGCTGCTGACGCTCGGTCTCAGTACCCGTATAGGGGGTATGTTCAAGTTTTAGGTGACGCCCGTATAAGGCCAGACATGCCAGTACTTTTAGACGGTCTTGGTAATGATTACAATGGTCATTGGACTGTTTTAGAGGTAAAACATATTGTAAAACAAACAATGTTTATTACAGAGATGCTTGTTGGTACAGATTCTTTAGGTAAATCCACTACTGGAAATAGCGCAGCAGAGACTGTTCCAGTTAGGGTTATTACTCCCAATAAGCCGTCTACTACAAAAAAACCTAAAGTTAAACTAATTAAAAACACAGCACCTAAAAATAATAAAGCATCAAATAGTGGATTTGGTAAAACAAAAAATAGACCTCAACCAAAAGTGGCTGTAGCTACTAAAGGCTCTTCTAGTAAATGGGTTGGAACCTCTGGTAATCTTGCCGTTGTTCCAGCCAAAAATAATGCTTCGCCAGCAGCTATTGCAAAATTAAGGAGTCTCGGTGTCAGATAAACATTACGGGTTATTTAGGGCAATTTGTAAAGATAATTCTGACCCTACTGACAAAAACCGCATTAAAGTCTCAATTCCCTCTCTTTTTGGAAATGATGAGCTTACGGATTGGATTCCTGGTTGCATGCCAGTGGTTACTAACGCCGAACACCCAGACCACCTTGCACACACCGCTGCCCAAGTTGCCGCTTTGTTAACAAATCATTCAACTACCATTACAAGCAGCTCAGTAAACGACGGGGGTACGGGTTCGAGTGCGCATTCCCACACTGTGGCAATTAACTTAGCGCACGCGGGAAACAGCGGAACGTTAAAGCATGCACACGAAACCAGTACTGATGAGTTGGACACCAATACGGTTACACCTGAACACACGTACCACAGAGCGGTCCCTGACATAAATCAAATTGTCTGGGTTATGTTTGAACAAGGCGATATTAATTTTCCAGTTTGGATGGGGGTCTACTAATGGCGTATTCAGACGAGGGTAAGTCTATTGGGTTTCCGTTTTCTATAGATGCTTCTGGGTCAATTTCTTTTACAGAAGATGAGAGCGTTATTTGGGAAAACAGAGTCCGTTGTGTTCTTTTAACTAATGTTTCGGAAAGAGTTATGAGACCAGACTTTGGCTCTAGGCTTAGTGACCTGGTTTACGAAAATGATTTTGGTCAAACAAAAATTGCCGAAAAAGCTGCGTCAGCAGCCTTTACTAAATGGTTTCCTAGCCTAAAACTTGATAGTGTATTAGCTGTTGCGGACTCGGTAAACGGTGGATTATTGGTTCAAGTTGACTATACTTTACCTAGCGGGCAAAAGCAGCAGACTGCTGCAAAAGTGACTGTAGCTACATTAAATCGCTACGGTGATATTGTAGTGGGAGGATAAAATGGCATCTGATAATTATGTACCACAAGTTGACTACACAACCCGTGATTACACAGCAATTTCTGATGAACTTAAAAACCTCATTCAATACTACTTACCAGAGTGGACCAACCGCGACCCTTCAGATTTTGGTATTACCCTAATTGAGCTGTTTGCTTATATGGGAGACCAACTTAATTTTTACATTGATAGAGCAGCTAACGAATCATTTTTGACAACTGCTAGCCAACGTAAATCTGTTTTGCAAATTGCTAACCTTTTGAGTTATTCACCGTCTAACTCTCGAGCTGCAAGCGTTTCAATCACTTTTAGCAACTCAACATCTTCTCAGGTAACAGTTCCAGCTGGAACTAAGGTATCTACAACAACGGTGGTAAACGCAGATAATCAACAAATTGTTTTTGAAGTAGATAGCGATGTTATTGTTCCAGCAGCTGTTAGCATTACTCCTTTAGTTGCTTCTACCGTTACAGCTACGGCAACTGAGGGCGAAACTATTGATACTGACCCAGCGCAAGTTTCGGACGGGTTAGCTAATCAAACATATCAATTGCTTCAATATCCCGTTGTAGACCGAAGCGTTAGTGTAACTGTAGACGGAACCCCATATAACTATGTAGTTAACTTAATTGATTCCGCTGCGGATGACCCAGTATTTTCAACAACTTTTGACGCCTATGGTGCAACCTTTGTAACTTTTGGTGATAATACAAGTGGACGCATTCCTCCAATTAACTCCGAGATTATATTTTCTTACAGGGTTGGTAGTGGAAACGCTGGAAATATTGCTAACGGCTCTATTAAGAAAATTTTAGACTTAAATGTTGCTGGAATTACTGTGGCACAAAACGCTGCTGCATTTGGTGGTGCAGACCAAGAGTCTACTGATTCGATTAGAATTAACGCGCCAAAAAAGATATCTACATTAAACAGAGTGGTTTCTTTGAAAGATTACCGAGATTATGCAGTTACTAACATCTCTGGTGTAAATAAAGCAAACGCGGTTTCAAGTGTTTATACAAGTGTAATTTTGTATTGCGCCCAAGAAAGTGACCCTGGCTTTGATGCGGGACGTGCATCTGGGTATACTGCTAACTTTGACCAGTTAATTCTTGACGTAGCAACAGAGTTTGCTGATGTAACAGCGCCAAGTGTAACAATTACGCCAATTCCTCCAACATATGTTGCTATAGACATATCTGTATCTATAGTAGTGGCTGCTAATCGTCGTCAAAGCACTGTGGTTACTGCGGTAACTGCAGCACTTAATAATTTACTTACATTTTCTAATGTGGATTTTGGCTACTCTATTAAACAAGACGATGTTCGTGTAGCTGTCTCTCAAGTTGATGGCGTATCTGGCTATACAATTACAAAATTAGCTAGAAGCGGCGGTAGCGGAGTTGCTGATGTAACTATTGCGTATTATGAGATTCCAAAATCTGGAACCATAACACTTTCACCTTCTGGTGGAATTCTCTAAAGTAAGGACAGGTCATGGCTTATTATCCAAGTAGTATCATTTCAACATTTACTACGCATCAAAACATTACTGAGATTATTGATGCTGCTCACCCTAACTTGATTCAAGCCGAGGTTGTTGCTATTGAAGGTGCAATTGGTGTAACACCCTACATTTCTGGTCCTTTCTCAACCACTAGAACATACGATGGAAGCGGTTCAGCAACCCCTAATATTGGAACTACTGTTTACGCTGGACAATCTACGTTTTCTAATTTAAGCGATAGACTAACAAACATAGAAAACCTTGCAGCAACAGCATACGCAAACGCTGCTGGTGCAGCAAGCAATACAAATTTAACAGCCGTATCGTCAAAAGTTGAAAACCTATATCGTATTGGGCTACTTGGCGGATTTTAAGTTAGGGAGTAAGTAATGGCACGGTATGGTGTTGACTATTACGGCAGAGGTTATTACGGAAACGTATCCCTAGCCGATTATGACGCAACCCCATTTTTTGCCACACCTATTGACTACGGTAAAATTTATATAAAATGGACAAACCCAACTGGTAACTATACGGGTTTACGTTTACTTCGCAATAGCTATGGGTTTCCTCAAACCGCTGATGATGGTTTGGTACTGGTTGATACGGCAAGTGGTACTCAGGTAGCTGGCGCTGTTCCTTCTGAGTATTTTGACCCATCAGGAGTTGTTCCACCTATCAGTCCACGACTTACAGATACGATTACCCACGCAAGGTCTAGAAATATTACTTCTTGGTCAAGAGCATCTAACTTACTAACGGTTTATGTAGATGATATTTTTGGAATTTCTCCTGGTGCAACTGTAACAATTTATGGGGATACTGGGGTTGACGGCTCTTACACGGTTAATGCTATTGATTCTGATACCTACAAAATTACTATTGTTTTAGCAACAGCTCAATCGTCTCTTTCTGGAACTACTGGATATGTACTTTCTAATCAATTAGAACAAGAAGCTTTTTATTACTACTCAATTTTTGTTAAAACTTTAAGTAATACAAAATCTGTAACTGGCGCTATTGGTAATGGAACGGCTATTACTTATACAACTGGCTCGGCACATGGGTTCTTAACTGGAGCAATTATTGGTGTAACTGGGTTTAGCTCTACAACTTTTAACGTAACGGGTGTTGCAATTGCATCTGTCCCAACAAGTACTACCTTTACTGTTTTAAGCACTGTTACAGGAACTGCAACTTTATCTGCAAACGTTACTCCAATTGTGGGTTTAAATACGCAATGGGTTCGTGCTGGTAATTCATCTGGAATCTCCGTAAAAGATTACGGAACTCAGCCAAGACTCTATGACGCACTTCCAGACATTTATAAAGTTGATAACTACGCTGAGGCGGTTGACCAACAAGATAACCCAACTCTTAGAAGCTTCTTAGCAATTTTTGGTTTTTACTACGACCTAATGAAAACCTATGCAACTTTAATAAGTAATAGGTATGAAGTAGAAAAATTATCTGGGCAACTAATTCCTTCAGCACTACAACAATTTAATTTTACTTTTGAGCCAGAGCTTGGTCTTAAGCGCATGCGTGCTTTGTTAGCAAATGCTTTACCTTTATACCAAAGCAAGGGTTCTAGGTTAGGATTAAGCGATTTTATAAATGCTTTTGTTGGGTTAGAAGCAGACATTTATCAAGGTAAAAATTTAATGTTAGATTACAACAACTCATCTTTTGAAGAGACTGCTGGTTTTTGGACTGGAACAAATGCAACAATTACAGCTGCTGCTGGCTCAAGTATTAACACGTGGTCAACTAGTGGAACTGTTATAACTTTAAATCTTAACTTTACCCCTAATTTTAACTCTGGCTCTCAAGTTAGAATTTTTGGAAGTAGTGGAGTTGATGCTAATTATACGTCGGGTGTTGTTGTTAGCAACAAAACTGTCACTATTACAACGGGAACAACGTATGGAACTACAAACGGAACTGGTGGTTACGTATATCCAACTATAATTGAGTCGTATGCAGAAGGAAGTAACCCATACAGTGTTGCTAATAAAACACTTGGTTTTGGAAAAATCACTGCAACTAGTTCAGGGACTTTAACTTTGGTTTGTGGTTCTTCTGACGCCGTTACAAAAGGTATACCAGTTACTTATGCACAAACATACAGCCTAAGTGCCTATATTCGTTCAGCGGCAACAGCAAGAACTTTTAGCGCTGCAATCGAATGGTATGACTATAAAGGTATTTTACTTAGTACCAGTGCAACTGGAACTGTATCTTCTACAACCTCTGGTTGGGTAAAACTTTCTTGTAATGGAAAAGTTGCTCCAAGTGGCGCTGTTTTTGCGGTTCCAAAAATAACTATTGCCTCTGCTGTCTCAACTGAAGTTCACTATATTGATGCTGTTCAATTTGAAAAAGCAGCAACTTCTACTTGGTACCAGGATGCTAGAGAGCTGCAGATTTTTGTAAGGGCTGACAGAGTTAATGAACTAAAAAACCCTAACTTTGAATATGCAACAACATCTCCGTGGGGGGTAACTGGTGGAACTTTAGCTGTTGCAACTGATGAGTACGTACCAAATCTATCCTACAATGTTCCTACTAGCGCGGGTGCTGGTGAAGTTTATGCTTCTGGTACTGGCGCTGTTGCAGTTGTATCAGCAACATCTACCTCAAATTATATGAAGGTATATGAAGGTAACGCATATACTTTTAGTGGTTATTTTGTTATGTCTACAGATGGAAGCCCTACAATTGCTCAACAAGTTTATTTAGGCATTAAATGGTACGACAGCTCTTACAATGTTCTTTTTGAAGATTTATCTGAGTTAAACACTTTGCCTTTTTCTGTAGCTGGATTTGACAGACTTCACATCACCTCTACAGCACCAATTGGTGCGGCATATGCTGTTGCTGAAATTCTTTGGCCTTACCCAACTGCAGCTGGTTACGGGATTCTTATGGACTCATTGATGTTTGAAAAAAGCGCATTTGCTAACGACTACTTTGATGGTAACTATGGTTATGCAGATTCTGCTGACTTGGTGTGGGAGGGAACCGCTAACCAAAGTCGAAGCCACTACTACCGAAATCGTGGCGCTATCTACTACCGCCTAAAAGCAACGCTCCCAGATTTCTTGCCAACAGGCTCAACGTTTGCAACTTATTACGCACAGCCTTAGTATGTAGTCATGGATGCGCTACTTCTTGTCTCTTGCTTTACAGCTTTTTTTATAGCTGTTATTGACCGCCTAATCAGTTTAGGTATTTTTAAAGCACTTGTTGCAATTGCCTTTTCTGTCCTGGGTTGTTACCTTTTGGGTGATTTTGATGTATCAAGGTATATTTTGACGGCGGTTGCTAGTTCTTTTTTGGGACCTTTGTTGGCCCTAGCAGCCGACAGGTTATCTACTTTTACTCGGACACTACAGATACCCGCTAGACCTCCGAAGTAATCGGGTGTAGTCTGACCCTCCCTTCTACGAGAGGAGTCAGCCGTGGCTGAACCGACTTACCTGCTAGTTGCAGGAAATGGCAAGACCAGCAGAAACAATGTTGAAGCACTATTGAATGATTATGTAGTTCTTCTGCGCCAAAGAAAAAATGAACCCATCATTGTCCTTGTGTATGACGATAAGCCGTCAGAGGGTCAAGTATGGGCATCTCACTACGCCAAAGACCAAGGCATAAGCTGTGTGGTTTACACACGCAAGGACGCCTCTACAATGGCTGTACAGACCGCAACTCTATATGAGTCAGAGACTCCCTACAAGGAAGCCTCAAAACTCGTCAAGGGCGATTCTCTGGCTTACGGCTTCCTACTATGGGATGACGAAGACCAGTCATGTTTTGATGCATTAAGCACTTTCTCGTCAAAGGGCATTAGCTGTTATGACCTAACAAACGGCCTGTATGACATCGCCCCAGCATCGGGTCTAAAGCCCGTAACGACCCCTCAGCCGCCCGTACAGGAGCGGATTGTCCACAAGGCTCAAGAAAAACTTGAAGAGTCTGTAGAGGACGATGAGGAGGAGTTTGAGGATGAGGATGAGGATGAGGAAGAAGAAGACGAGGTAACCCAAGACGAGGACATGGAAGAGATTTACCTAGCTATAGAGACAATGGGCAAGGTTATGGCTCGTGGGTTCTTTGCAGAGTTTCGTGCTTTGATGGAGAAAGACGGAAAGTGATATCAGCAAGGGCGCAAGGAATTTACCTGCAGATGGTAATTGCTGGCAGAGTCATGTCTGCTGTTGAATTGCAATTAGTGTTTGCAGAGGGGCGTGATGCCCTACAGACAGCAATTAATGAGTTAAAAGATGTTGGACTAATTGAAACTAAAAAAGCTAAAATTGAAGACAGTTTTGTTAGTTACAGCGGATTCCTAGTCCCTGAAAACCCGTCCCTGGAAATCCGTCGTCTATGTGAGCTACTTAGCCAGTATAGCCAATATAGATATATAGCTAATACAGCTAAAAGCTTAACTAATTCATCAGAAAAAAATTCTGATGAAGAAACCTATAAAAAAATTTCAACTCCTATGGAAGCGTGGAAAGAACCTGTGAGACCAGAAGACCGAGATTATTTTGAAGAGCAAGAACGCGAACGCGTTAAAGCAATGGCTCGCGCCCAAGAAGCTTACAACGAGCAGAAGCAAGAAGCTCATGAGGAGAAGCTTGCAATACGCGATAGGGACCACGCCAACCCCGACACATGGTCGCATTCCGATTCAGCTTATGAGTTTGCTAATCAGCTTCATGCGCGGTGGGATGTCTTACCTTGGCGACCTGGCAAAAGTAGATTCATACCCGCCTTAGCAGCTGCTCGTAAAAAACATGGGACTAAAGGGGCTATAGAAAAACGCATGACTGAAATATTTCTGGCTTCACCCATAGTGCAGACCATGAAAGACCCTGAGCAGATATGGAAGTTTTATATAAAATCTTTTGGCTCTCTTCTAGAACAAGCACGCTATTCCATGCCAAGTAATGCTAAGTTACAGTCTCTTGAAGAAGAGGGGGCAGCAGACATGGCTGAATTAATGGAGGGGCTAACCGATGTATAAACCAGAAGAGTTAAAAATACGTCGACGAACTTGGTTAAAAGTTTCTGGTGTCCCAATCAATTCAGTCGGTTGGCTACTTAAGGATTGTTCCGACATTGAATCTGATGTTGTTACTTCCCTACGGGGGTGGATGTCCCACGTAAAGTCTAAAAGAATTATTCGCGCCTACGGCCTTAAAACTTGCGGTAAAGGTTTGCTTATGACTGGTATGCCAGGATTTGGTAAAACAACCCTTGCCTCATCCATTCTTCAAGAGATGATTACAACTTTTTCTTTAGAGGAGTTTGATGTCAAAGACACAGTTCTAGTACGCCCATGTTATTTTGCTTCTTATAACAAGATTCTTGACCTCAAGGGTAGTGTTATTGGCGGGGATGTTACAGAGTCTGACATTAAGCTTTTTCAAGGCATTATGGGTGAATGCAAAGATGATGCTTATAACATCAGAGTTTTGGTTGTAGACGACGTTGGTAAGGAGCATAAAAGCCTGAGCGGTTGGCAGGTTAACGTCCTACACGACATAATTCGAAACCGCCACACAAACGGTTTTCCAACCATTGTCACGACTAACTTAGTCCCAGATGACTGGGAAGACATGTATGGTCCCGCGACACGTTCCTTTTTAAAGGAAGCTTTTTCGACTATCCCCGTTAAAACAGTGAGAGGTGATTTAAGATTAAGAACATGACCAGCAAGGCAAAGCTCCTCCAAGTGTTCCTAAGTAGAAACACCACACCTGGCCCTGGAGTTTTTGAGGTTAGCGTAGATGAGAGCGACAACCTGTACTGCAACTGCCCAGGATTTAGTAGTAGGCGAACATGTAAACATGTTAAGTTCGTTCTTACACGAATTGAAGAAAACGGTGGAACTTATCCATTGGAAATATCCAATCGAGCAACACCTGATGATGCAGAAGCAGCTAAGTATTCACACATAGCATTTAGAGATTTTATTATTAAGTATGGGAAAATAGAGGTTTTTTAAAATATGCAAAAAGGGGATATAAGTAACGCGTTACCCAAACGTTACTTAGTGCATGCGGACTTAGTGAGGATAGAGACGCCTGAAATTAAAAAGGCGCTAGGTTTTATTCCTGTAATCAAAAAAAATATTTCTTACGACAATGCTTTATTGAGTCGTTTTTATTTACATACAACCCGCGTTGGTGAGACTTTAGAACTTATCGGTACAGGTATGTCTTCAGAAGATTTAGAACAACTGTTTGAATATTTAGACCGTATTGGTACAAATCCTTTTAGGTATTACACAGCATATGAATCTATTGAACATGTTGTTGCAGAACTCCCCTATCGTCCAGAAGTTGCAGGTGTGGTCGATTTACCTAATCGAATGCTAAGGTACGGACACTGGGGTATGGCCTTTGTAGATTTCTTTGGGGGTGCACGTGAATAACGAATTACGCTTATTACACAAAGCAGTTTCCAATAGAGACCTAGCACCACTGTTTCTTCGTGGAGTAAACGACTCTTGGTTTTCTAACGAATCAGACCGTAGATTGTTTATGTACATTAGAACTCACTTTGCTGAATACAGCGAGTGCCCAAGTGAACAGGCCATTAAAGATAACTTTCCAACCTTTGAGTTATCTGTCGTAGAGGATTCAATTGAGTACTTACTTGACTGGCTTGCAGCAGCACGCCGTAAAGAAGCAACTATCAAAATGCTTGGTAGTGCAATTAATATCCTTGAAAATGAAGAAGACCATGAAGCTGCTCTTCTTGCCCTACAAGGCGGTCTTGTAAAGTTAGATGAAGACGGCTACTCAGTCAGCAGAGATATTGATTTGATTGACGACCCAGAAAAACGTTTTGATGAATACCTTCACCGCAAAAATACCCCAGATGGAATGTTGGGTTATAGGACTGGATTCCCAACTATTGATGCGACCATTAGCGGTTTACAGAATGGGCAATTCATAGTTGTAGCAGCGTTACCTAAGACTGGAAAGTCAACACTATGTCTGCAGATGGGGATTAACATTCACAATGCTGGACACAGCGTTATGTTTCAATCTTTTGAAATGAGTAACACAGAGCAAGCATCTCGTTACGATGCTATGCGCTCCCGACTATCACATCACCGATTAATTACTGGAACCATGACTACCGAAGAAGAGTCTCGTTACCGTTCCACTTTGCGTACTTTAGCTCAGTACAACGCTGGCTTTAAACTTGTTGACTCATCGGCTGGCCTTACCGTAACTGGTATTGCTAATAAGATTCAAACTTTGCAGCCAGATGTTGTTTTTATTGACGGTATGTATCTTATGGTTGATGAGCAAGGTGCTGAGCCTGGCTCACCTCGCGCCCTAACTAACATTACACGTGGACTTAAGCGCCTAGCACAGAAGACCAATAAGCCAATTGTTGTTTCTACACAGTACCTTTCCCATAAGACCAAGGCTGGTAAAGCAACACTCGATTCTATTGGTTACGCCTCATCGTTTGCTCAAGATGCCGACGTGGTTCTTGGCTTAGAGCGCGAAGATGATTCGGTAAATGAGCTTCGTACGTTAAAGATTATGGCTAGCCGTAACTCAGGCCCAGCAGAGATTACTCTGACATGGGAATGGGATGTAGGTGTCTTTAAAGAGATTGACGAATCAGACCTATGACCATTGATGAAATGAAAGATTTATTAGAACGACTTAACATACCCGTCACTGGTATTAACGGCGGTGAAGTTGGTGCTCGTTGCCCTGGACATTTTGAAAGAACTGGAAAGCAAGACCGTAACCCATCATGGTCTATTAACGCCAGCACAGGCGCTCATCGCTGCTGGTCTTGTGGTTTTCGTGGGAGTCTTCAATTCTTAGTTAGTTACGTTGGCGGTATTGACGTTGAAGAGGTTTCTGAATGGGTTAAAACAAATTCAAAAGCACTTACAATTTCTTTTGAGCGGATGCTTAACTCACAAGATATGGTTGAAGAAAAGCTAGAAGTTCTTGAAGAGTCAATGTTGGCACTCTATACAACTCCCCCTGCCCACGTTCTTAAAGCACGTGGGATAACTTTAGAGGCTGCTGAGCTATGTGAGATTCTTTGGGACCCCCGCAAGGAATGTTGGATTCTTCCCATACGAGAACCTATAGTAAATTCACTATGGGGTTGGCAAGAAAAAGCTTTTATAGGTCGTTGGTTTAGAAACCAGCCCGAAGGTGTTAAGAAAAGCCGCACTCTTTTTAACATCAATAGGTACTCAGGGCCAATGGTTCTTGTTGAGTCACCGTTAGATGTGGCCCGTTTGGCTTCCGTAGGAGTCTACGGAGGTGTGGCTGCAATGGGCGCTTTAGTATCAAAAGACCAACTTCTGTGTATAGATAATGCAGATAAGTTAATAGTTGCTTTAGATAATGACGATGCTGGACACAGCGCTTCAGAGGAGTTACTCAAGTGGGCCAAAGCAAAAAACAAAGGAATTTGGTTCTTTAGCTATACCCACACAGATATGAAAGATGTGGGCGGTATGAGCAAGTCAGAGATTATGCAGGGGTTAGAAGAAGCCCGTCACTCAATACGTGGGAAGAAGGCATTGGCATGATTATTGGACTTACAGGTTACGCACAGTCAGGTAAAGATACTTTGGCTGGAATGCTTATTGGCCTTCACAAGTACGACAACAGAGCTTTTGCTGACCCCATTCGTAAATTGCTATATGAAACAAATCCTTTACTTAAGTCAGAGTACAGAGTTAAGGGGCTTGTAGATGTACACGGTTGGAACAAGATTAAGGTTGATTACCCTGAAGCCCGAACCCTTCTCCAAAACCTTGGGGTCGCTGCACGCAATCTTTTTGGCGAAAACTTCTGGGTAGAGCAAGCATTGTCTGGTTTATCTAAGGGAGACAAAATTGTTATCACTGACGTCCGTTTCCCAAATGAGGCAGACGCAATAAAGGCTCTAGGTGGGCAGATATGGCGCGTTAAACGCATAGGTGTTGTAGCAGTAAATAACCATGAATCTGAAACAGCTATGGACGGCTATCCTGTTGACCAAATTTTTATTAACAACGGAACACCAGAAGACTTAATAGCTTTGCTCCAAGCACGGATGCGACAATTCGTATGACATTCCACGGCACCCTTCTTCCTTATCAACCAGAAGCCGTTGACCGCATGTGCTCTACTAAACGCATGTTGGTTGCTTACGACCTTGGTCTTGGTAAAACAGTTTTAACCATTGCAGCAGTCGAACGTTTGTTCGATAGCGGGGACATAACAGAGCCTGGTTTGGTAATATGTCTATCTAGCCTTAAATACCAGTGGGCTAATCAAATTAGGAAGTTTACTGATGGTACTTCAAACCCTGTGGTCATTGACGGAACACCGTCCAAACGGGCAGAGCAATACACGCGGCTCATTAATCGAGGGATTGATGAAGCTTCTTACATCATCCTTAATTACGAGCAAGTCGTCAACGACTGGGCATACATCGAAAAGCTTCCCAGAGGATTCGTGGTCCTCGACGAAGCAACAGCTATCAAGTCTTTTAGGTCCAAGCGTTCCAAGCAAGTAAAAAAATTATCTGACTCACCGTACAAGTTTGCTTTAACTGGCACACCAATTGAAAATGGAAAACCAGAAGAGCTCTATAGCATCATGCAGTTTGTTAATGCTGATGTCCTAGGTCGTTTTGATATTTTTGACAAGAGTTTTATTGTTAGAAACCATTGGGGTGGCGTAGACCGCTATCGAAACCTTCCCGTTCTTCATGAACGAATGAAATTAGCTTCTGTTAGAAAATCTCAAAAAGATGCTGACGTTGCCCCGTTTCTTCCAGACTCAATACATAAAGACCCCATTGATATTTTTTTTGATAGAAAATCAGCGCGTCTTTATGAACGTATTAAAAACGATATTCTTATAGACCTTGAAGAGGCACAGGTTCTTTTTGGTGCATCTTTTAACATCTTGGCTCACTATGGCTTTGAGCGTAGCGGTGGTGGTCCCGCCGATGAGTTACGAGGAAAGCTTATGTCCAAAATTGGGGCACTTAAGATGCTTTGCTCGCATCCAAATTTGCTACGTATCAGCGCTACCAAGTTTAAACAAATGAATAGTGAAGGCTCAGCTTACGCTGCTTCTTTATTAGAGGATGGACACCTTGATGGTGTTACTGACTCTCAAAAATTAAAAGCTGTATCTGAGTATGTAAACAACTTTTTAGATAATTCTTTAGAGAACAAAGTAGTTATATTTGCAACTCACGTAGACATGTTGCCCTTACTTGCTCACGAATTTGGTGAAGAACGTTGTAAGCTTTACTCAGGTCAACTTAACGCTAAAACAAAAGAGGAGAACAAGATTGCTTTCAATACAGACCCTAACATTCGTGTTCTTATTAGCTCTGACGCTGGCGGGTACGGAGTTGATTTACCTGCTGCCAACCTTCTTATTAATTATGACTTGCCGTGGAGCTCTGGCGCTGCTATTCAAAGAAACGGAAGAATCAAAAGAGCGTCTTCAACGTGGGAAACAATAGTTATTCAAGATTTTATTATTACCAACTCTATTGAACGTCATCAGTACGACGCACTACAGCAAAAAAGTTCTGTTGCAAACGCAATCATTGACGGTGAAGGCATTGATGATAAAGGCGGAGTACCAATTACACTCAGCAGTCTAAGTAAACATCTAAAATCAACTAACGTATAGGAGCACAAATTGGTAACGCCAGTAGAAGTTTTTTTAACTCGAGCAGAGTACAAACAGGCTATAGATGTTGGGGTTGAAAGAAGTTTTAAGCATCGACACGAAGACGGCGAGCGCCTTGGAACTACCTACAGGACTGGAAGAAAGCTTCCAGATATTGCAGGGGAGATTTTGGCTTGTATGGCAGAGCTAGCTGTTGCTAAATTTTATGAGACTGAGTGGAACTCAGCTCCTTGGGATTTAAACATTCACTCAGATATGAAACGAGCCCCAGATGTTGAGCCTAATTTTGAGGTCCGCCGTATTAACGACCGCGGAGGAGCCCTTTCATTACGCCATGATGACGAGCGTTCTAAGGTAGCCGTGCTGGCTTATGTAGATTGGGAGAACTCACAAAAGGTTGTTCTGATAGGTGGAATCCTTATTGCAGATGCTATGGACTTATCTGTTGAGTCTAGTAAAGCCGTCCAAGGAGACAACTACATTCACTTTACCAAAGACAATAACTACGTAGTTATGCAGGATGGGCTTTATGATGTCCGTACATTTGACCCTGTTTTGACGCAGAATCGCTAATAAACTAGGAGAATGCCTAATGCACCCAAGACACCCACACGCACCATCCGCGTCGCAGACGACCTATGGAAATCCGTGCAGTACAAAGCCGCTAAAGATGGCGTTACAGTTACCAGTATCATTATTGCAGCTTTGGAAGCGTACCTAAAAGATGAGTAAGCACTTAGACAAGATTAAAAAAGCTTTAGAACAACGAATTAGCTCTACGCCAAACGGTGCTGGCTATAAGAAACCTGGAAGCATGAATAAGAAAAAAACAGGCTACAGGGGACACAAGGCCAAAGGGGCCAATTGATTTGACAGCAGTACACCCAACGCATATTGTTGGGGATGAATCTAAGGGGGGTTCTTATGGATACTACACAAATCCAAGCATATATTCGACAGTACGCTGGTCTAAGAGACCAATTAAAAGAAGCAGCTGAACGTCAATCACAAATCAAAGCATTACTTGAAGAAGAGATTGACGCTAGAGGTGAGGTTGATGGGCGAGGGCACATAACTCTTGAAGTAGCCGAGCCAACCGTTGGTATTGCTTCTATTTCAAAACAAAAAAGAGTTACGCAATCGTTGGACATTGATGTTGCGGAGTCTTTATTAAAAGAAAAAGAACTATACGACTCATGCATCACCATGGTTCCTCAGATTAACGAGGATGCAATTATGGCCTCTTACTACGAGGGCAAGTTGACAGAAGAGGACATTGACAAAATGTTTAACAAAAAAGTTTCCTACGCATTCCTTTTAAACAAGGGGTAAGTATGGAGAACGAGTTCATTGATGACTTGTTTGCTGACGTGGATAAGTTTTATCCTGGAAGTAAACGTAAGCGTCGTGAATCTAAGCAGCCAGAGATTATTTCAACGGTTGGTTGGGACGCTAAGCCTTACATCAAGACATTACCTAACGGATTAGATGTTGAGATGTTTACCATCGGGGCTTTGGCTAATGCGCTTGGTAGACCAATACCAACCATACGACTGTGGATGAAAGAGGGAAACCTTCCCCATTCACCATACAGGCTCCCAACAAAAAAAGATGTACATGGCAATGACCACGCTGGTCGCAGGCTTTACACAAGGCCTATGATTGAAGTAGCCATGGAACTATTTACGAAGGCTGGACTTATGAACGGCAAGCGTATAGAGTGGTCACAAAACCGTCAGGTATCAAAAGAGCTTGACGAGGCGTGGAGCAATCTACGCGAAGCCGACAAACTATCAAAGGAATGAAATGACAACAAACAAGACAGTACCATCTGCTGACAACTACATCGTTGAAGAGAGTGAATTCTCTGTCGATGAACGTCCAGCGCAAGCAACAAGCACATCATCAGTTGTTGCCTCAGGTTGGGATGCAGCCGACCTAGCAACACCACAGCAATCAGAAGGTTTTCCTACTGAGTACAAGCATTCTGAGCAACCACAGGTTGTAAAGTTCTTAGACCAAAATGGTCCATTTGCAGTATTCAAGTTGCACTTCTTAGCAGGAAAGCCTGGCAAAAAGTCTTACCTTTGCCTAAACACAAATGGTCAGACTAACTGCCCACTTTGCTCAGTTCTACACCATAAGCCAGAAGATAAGAAAGCATTTTCTGTTGTTAATTTTTCTGCAGAAGGTGGTCCACAGCGCCAGATTCTTGTCGCAACACCACGTTTCTATAAGAACCTACACCTTGCCCACTTCTCACCACAGGGTCCTCTAACAAAGAACTACTGGTCAATTTCACGCACTGGCAAGATGCAAACAACCGTTTACCACATGCAGGCTATTAAAGCCCGTGACCTCTCAGAAGATTGGGCTCCGTTAAACGAGACCGATTGTGAGGCCTTCGTTGCTACCGCAACACCATTCGAGGCTTCGCTTTACCGCGAAACACCGTATGCAGAACTTCTTGAGATTGCACAAGAACAGCTCGGTAGTTAACGTATAATAGAGAATACTGAAGAGGCTTCGGTTATCCCCTTTCTTGAAGCCTCTTCAGTCTATTAAGGGGAAATAGACGTGGCATTAATTCTTACAAAAGAAGCCTTAAATGAAATGGTTTCTTATTACCTAACACAAGATGCTTTTGCATTTGACATTGAGACAATGGGTGAAGACGCCCTGCTGACCCCAATCAATACCGTTGTATGGATTACTTTATCTACTTACGGTCGTACAGATGTTATTCCAATGGGGCATCCAAACGGTGAGTACATAGAAACTTTACGCCCATTAACTGGTCAGGGACAAAAGAGAGTGGATGCTGGATTACCTGCACGACCAAGTGATTATTCAGTAAGCGATAAGTTAGCAACTAAACTTTTTAGTGAGCCACCTGCGCAGCTTTTTCCCGCAGAAGTTTTTAACGCATTAAAACCTTTATTTTTTAACGAAGACATTTTAACTATTGGTCACAATTTAATCTTTGACCTTTGCTCTGTAACTAAATACTTTGGCGGTGAGGTTCCAGTAGGGCCTTATTTTGACACCATGGTTGCTTCTTTTATTTATGACAACCGCAACAAGGGACGTTGTAGTTTAGACGAGTGCCTTAAGCGGGAGTTAGGGTACGAAATGGTTAAGGGCGTTGGTAAAGCTATTAATAAGTTTTCTTTTTCTGAGGTTCAAAAGTACGCGTATTTAGATGCAAAGTACACATGGGAACTGTGGAAGAAACTAATACCAAAACTGGAAGAGGCTAAAGTTACTAAAGTAATGGCACTAGAGATGGATGTCTTACGCGTTCTTTGCGACATGAAGTTAACTGGCGCACTTATTGACCAAGTCTCTTTAAAGCTTTTACACGACCAGTTAGAGATTGACATTGACTTAAAGCGTGCTGAGATTTATAAAGCAGCTGGCCGTCATTTTAATATTAACTCAATTCCAGAGCGTCAAGCTTTGTTATACAAGCCTAAGGCAGAGGGTGGTCGAGGACTGAAGACATCAATCATGACCGTTAAAGGTAAAGATAAAAAGATGAATTCAGAGCAAGAGATTGTTTACACAGATTACTCCACCTCAGCAGAAGCACTTGCTGAGAACGCTGGCAAAGACCCACTTGCTAAGTTACTTGTGGAGTACGCAGATTTAAATAAGTTGATGACTACCTACGTGATTCCTTACTTAGGCGGGGATGTTACTAAGACAGTTAACGGTACTTCTAAGATAGAGACACGAGAAAGTCTGCTTATTAACGGACGCATTCATTGCGACTTTGTGCAGATTGGCGCAGAAACTGGACGTTTCTCTAGTAAGAATCCTAATCTGCAGAATGTTCCCAACCCAGCTACCGCCCATGGTAAGGCTATTCGTAATCTGTTTATTTCCCCCAAAGGATACAAGTTAGTGGTTGCAGACTACTCACAGATTGAGCCACGCATCATTGCGTCTATGTCAGGTGACCCAATTATGTTAGAGGCATATAGAAACAAAGAGGATATCTATACTGCTGTTGCTAACACGATGGGAGTTAACCGCGCCGCTGGTAAGACTTTGGTTCTTGCTATGGCTTACGGTGTAGGCCCAGATAAAATTGCAAGAAGCATTGGTTGCAAGCTTAAAGAAGCACGTGACCTGTTGTCTGACTTTGCCGAGAAGTTTTCTTCTATTGGCCTTTACAAGTTAAAGGTTATCGGTATAGCTAAGAAGAACCGCTACGTTACAACCGTCACGGGTCGCCGTCGTTACCTTCCAGACATAGTTTCAAGGGACCGAGACCGTCAAGGCACAGCAGAGCGCCAAGCGTTTAACACCGTTATCCAAGGCACTGCAGCCGACATCATGAAAATTGCCATGGTCAGGGCACATAAAATGATTCCCAAAGAAGCTAGACTGCTTCTTACCGTTCACGACGAACTTGTTACTATGACTCCAGAACACCTGACCGATGTAACCGTTAAAGCAATTAGAGATGCTATGGAGGATATTCACATGTTAAAGATTCCTTTAATTGCAGACATCACCGTTGTTGACCGTTGGGGAGAGGCAAAATGAGTCGTTTATTTGATTGGTTTAAAAAGAAAAAAGACCAAGAGCCTTTGTTTGATTTAGAAAACGCTCCAGAAACTGAATTTCTTGCGGGTACTACTTTAATGCGGTGGTACCTATACGATTTAGACGTTGCAAACCCAGAAGAATTGGCAAACCGTTTAGCGCTTCCATATATTAGTGAAGAAGGTTCTGAAAAAGAAAAACAAGATAGCGATATTCGCATGAGCCTAGTAGAAAACTATGAACCTTTTATAAAAATGATGGCTGAGATAAGCGGAACTGTTATTAATAAAATACAAGATGAGTACTTTGAAACTCACCTAAGAGACCATTTCCCTGACGTAACCGACGAGGAGATTGTTTCCTTAAGAGAGGTTAGGGCTGAGAACGCAGAGTTTTTTGACCAAATAGGTTTTGCAGCAGCGTTATTTACGTTATCCGTAGGCTTTCATGTAGGATTATTCCTTCCAGGACCCGTACTACAAACAAAGGAACAAGATGAGCTCTAATTGGTGGGCAAGCAAACTCGGTGGTCAGCCAACCACCACATCAGCACCAGCACAGGCATCACCGCAATATCAGATGCCACAATCACAGCCAGTTCCAACACAACAACCACCGTTCATACCATCACAACAACAATCATCTCGTTGTCCTGGTTGCGGTAGCGGTAACTATGGCGGAACCACTGAGTCCCGTCCACGTTGTTACGATTGTGGTTACCCAATTCAACAATCAGGCAGCGGTGTTGGTAAGGGAATTACAGGCGGACCACAAGCAACAGGTCCAACTCAAGCAGCAGTACAAGTGCCAACGGGCGGTTGGAATCCACAAGGAATCATTGGACGTATTGAATAATGAAAACATCAGGAGCATTACTAAAAGCAATTAACGGCATTAATAAAAAACTAGGCGATGACACAATTGTTAAAGCTTCTGATGTTAGAAAAGATGTAGCAGCAAGGTTTCCAACAGGCTCCCTTGCATTAGATTGTGCACTTGGTGGAGGTTGGCCAGTCAATCAATGGCATGAATTAGTTGGGGAAGCTAGTAACGGCAAAACTGCTATTGCCCTTAAAACTATTGCAGCCAATCAAAAGCGCGACCCTGATTTCACAACCGTGTGGGTAGCCGCTGAACAATGGGTGCCATCATATGCAGAAATGTGTGGGGTAGATACCTCCCGTGTATACGTCATAGCAGATAACAGATTAGAGGAGGCTTTAGATGCCGTTGTTGAAATCGTTCAAACCAAGGATGTGGATTGCATTGTTATTGATAGCCTTCCTGCCCTCGTTCCTAACGCAGAAGATGAGAAAGAAATGGGCGAGGCAACGGTAGGTCGTGCTGCCCTTGGACTTAATAAGTTTTGGAGAAAGATTGGTAAGGCGTCACGTAGAAGTTTAGTTCACGCCGAACGCCCATTCATTGGGCTTATGGTCAATCAGTGGCGTTCAAAGATTGGGGCATATGGCGACCCTAGAACAACCCCTGGAGGCCAAGGCAAAGATTATGCTTATTTCACCCGTTTAGAGATTAAGCGCGATGATTGGATTAAACAAGGCACAGGTTCTGATGCCCCAAAGGTTGGGCAAACCATCAAGGTTAGGGTGTTAAAGAACAAGACAACAGCACCACAGCAGGTAGCTTTGTTGGATTTTTATTTTTCAAACACCGAGAGATTTGATGCTGGGGATTTTGATTCAGCAAAAGAGATTTTGGCACTAGGTATTATCAATAAAGTCATTGTCCGTGCGGGCGCGTACTATCGGTATGCCGAACGTCAATGGATGGGGCAGGATGCTATGCTTGCTTCATTGAGGGAAGAAATTGACCTCAAAGAGACACTGGAGAAGGACGTTCTAAACAGCGTTCTGTTGAACTCAAAATATGTTGCTGAGCCTTCTGATGAAGAGTAAGGGACAGAAAGAGTCAAAGAAGCACGAGGTACGACTCGCTAAAGAAATCGGTGGGAAACGAAACGCTGGGAGTGGCGCTTTCTGGAGTCGGAAGGGTGATGTTAGAGCCGCTGATGTTCTTATTGAACATAAGTGGACTGGCAAAACTCAATTTACCGTCAAAGCGGTAGAACTTGAGAAGATAGTTACAGAAGCAATTCTGGACCATCGCACACCCGTCCTCGGATTCCATCTCAACGGTGAAAACTACGTGATGCTTACTGAAGACGATTTCTTGGAGTTCTACCATAAACTCCAGGAGCATCTTAATTGTACAAAGGCGACGAGTTAGACCGTTGGGAAAATCATGCTAAGTGTCGAGGGTTAGACACAGAACTTTGGTTTCCACCCAGAGATAAAGCAAAATATAAAGACATTGCTGATAAAGCAAAGGCTATCTGTCTAGGTAAGGATGGTAAACCTGAGTGTCCAGTGCGCAAAGAGTGTTTGCTCTACGCGCTCAAAATGGATGAACAGCACGGTATCTGGGGTGGATTAAGCCACAGAGAGCGCAACGCTTTACAACGTAAGGCAACTCGTAATAAGATGTCTGTTAAGGAATGGATATCAAACAACTAAAGGGGAATCATGTCAGTCAAACCATCTAGCACTATGAAGAAGTTCTTAGAAGCAGGTAAAGCAGATACTCGAGTATTAGGTAAAGCTGAGCGACATATTCTTAGTCGACCACTTGATACATCACGTAGAACAGATGTTCTACATCCATCAGAGATGTCAAAGGTTGCTACATGGTGCCACCGTGCATCTTATTTTCAAATTTTAGGTTACGCCCCACCACCACGTAAAACACGCATCGGATTACAGACGCAAATGGTGTTTGATGAGGGCCACTACATTCACGCTAAATGGCAAAAGCTTTTTGCTGAAATGGGGATTCTTTACGGTACTTGGAAGTGTTGGGTTAAGGGTTGCACAGCCCGCGAGTGGGGTATGCCTTATCCAGAGTGCCCTAATGGTCACGGACTAATGGAAAACTACGCAGAAGTTCCATTGTCTTACGCACCTTTACATTTTGGAGGTCACGCTGACGGTTGGATTGTTGGCTGCGGTGAGGGCATGTTGCTTGAAATTAAATCAATTGGTGAAGGAACCTTCCGTTGGGAAGCACCAGAAATGCTTTACGACAACGATAATGATATTAAAAAAGCTTGGAAAGCTTTAGAAACCCCTTTTACTAGCCACATTTACCAAGCACAAATTTATTTAAAGTTGCTTGAACTAATTGACAACCCAGATGCACGCGAACATCCAATTCCCCAACAAATTTTATTTTTGTATGAGTCAAAAGCAACACAAGAATACAAAGAGTTTGTTATTCCTAAATCAGATTTTGGCATTACGGAAATTTTTGATGCTTGTCAGGTAATTGCTGACTGCGTAAAGGCAAAAACTCCTCCAGCATGTAACGTACAAGGCTCAGCTCTATGCTCATCATGTAAGGATTACGTATGATTACATTAAAGACAGGACCTGGCAGCACAGCAGTTGTTCACGACTTAGTGCAGCAGGGTTATGGCCCATCAACCTCATTTAACGACTCAGTACCTCGTCTACCTCAAGATTTAACTGAGGTTTCCGACCAAGATTTGATGTCTTTATTTCAGTCTTTTGTAGAGTACAACAATTTTATGCTGCTACAGCTGTCTTGCGCTCGCGTTGACGAAGAGACATCTTTGAAGTCATTAGAAAAGGCCCAGGCAAAAATTTTGGTTGAAGCCCCCAAAGGTGAAACAGTAGCCAAGACAAAAGCAAAAATGGTCTTGGATACTGGCCTTGAACTAATGGATTCAGATTATCAAGTCCGCCATAATTATCATGAGATTCTTAAAAGTATGCAAGCTGGCGTATCCGAAAGCACCAAGGTTGTTAGCCGTGAAATTACCCGTAGAACTTCAGGAAGTTTTAATTCTAAACAGCGCATGATGACATGAAAGTTTTTTATAAAGGCGTTGTGGACGAACACCCAGTATTTCTTGGGATTGACCAGTCATACAGTGGTTTTGCTATAACAGCTTATGTAAACGATGAAAATTATTATACTGAAGTATATAAATCTGATAAACGCGGGATTGAACGATTGCGCGATATTCAATCGCACGTGATGAACTGGTTACATGAGTTTGACAAGATTACAGATGTTGCCATGGAGGGATATGCTTTCGGTTCCCAGATGGCTAACATGCTTGGAGAGCTTGGTGGCATGGTCAAGTTAACATTGTTAGATTTTGGCATTTACCCACTTATCGTCCCCCCAACTAGCCTTAAAAAGTACGTAACTGGTAAAGGAAATGGGATTTCTAAAAGTCAGATGCTTTTGTACGTGTATAAGAAGTGGGGCGCTGAGTTTACTGACGATAACGCTGCAGATTCCTACGCTTTAGCAAGACTGGTATCGGGCAAGCACTCAACCGAATACGAAAAAGAAATTTACGACAAGCTTTCGGACCCTAAATTTAGGGAAAAATAATGAAGCTTCCCAAGCCTGATTCGGTTAATTTTTCTGGGATGTCTATTAAAGACCAAAATAAGTATTATGCGCGACACGTCCGTGGATTAATCACATTTATCTTACAACAAGACGATTTTCCTGATAAGTTTCGCGATGCATTAGAAACTATAGACGATTACACATTCTACTTGTGTGACGAGATTGGGACAGGGTTCATGGAAGAAGACAATTTCTGCGAAGATAAAGGCTGCGACGGGGTTTGCGATTGCGGTGATGGCACAGTTACTATTGAGCCATGGGAAGAAAAAGAACCGTTAGAAGATGACGAATGATTAACGATTCCGATAAAAGCGAATTTTTTATTTGGCTTAACAACGGAATAGACCGAGGTTGGGTAACAGAACCTTTCTGTTGTACTCACGATGGCGGCCCCATAACAGATGAGGAATACGCAGCAATGGATGAAGGCGACGATATCTGTTTTTCACACATCAAAATACTGGAGGATTAAATGATGGCATTTGGCGGTTCAAAAGCAACAACCGATAACGAATTACGTCAACGCGGATATATGACGCCTGATGAGTTTATTGACGCGCTAACACCAGGTTTAAAAGAGTACATGATTAGTAATTGGGGACGAAACGGTCAGCTAATGCATCCCGAAGATTTGGCTACAACAGCTTCAATTTACATGGAGGTCGCATATCGAGTAATAGCCGATATGTATACAGCGTGGCAAAACCAATACGACAACTAAAACCAGATTACTCGGGCAACCTTGACCACGCAGAAGAGGTTCGCCACGAGTGCTGTTGTGGTTCTTTTTTGTGGACTTTAAAGGCCAGTTTTGAAGATTATGAGCTGGCTTCATACTTTCTAGATATGGAGTGCGCCCTTTGTGGCAGTTTTGCTAAAGCCCCAACCCCGTTAGATAAACCCTTTTAACCAGACATAAAAAACCGTTGTTGTCATACTAATAGTCCAAACACTAGGACTACAAAAAGGAACACAATGACATCGGACACCACAGATAATTCCGAACAGTTTTTACGCGTCTCGGCTAGCTCAAATCCTCAATCAGTAGCATCAGCTATCGCTCATAGTATTTATGACACTAAAACAGCCAAGATTCGCGCAGTAGGCGCAGGAGCTGTAAACCAAGCTGTTAAAGCAATTGCCATAGCCCGTGGATACACCGCGCCACGAGGAATGGACTTAATCTGCATCCCTGGATTTGCAAGCATTGAGAGCCATGATGGTCAAATTAGTGCCGTTGTATTTGCCATAGAAGTACGTTAAGACTGTATTTTGCTGTAAAAAACCCTATTCTGTATTAAACCTTAGGCCAAAGGAAACCAAATGAAAAAAGATTCAACAAAGAATCCAAACACACTAGCAACGGAACATGCTCCAGACATTGCTACAAATGTGAAAGCACCAAAGCCTGAAAAAGGCAAGCTTATGAAAAAAGGCAACACCGCATCAGGCGGAGCAGGCGGTACCACAGGTAACCGCAAGCACGGCGGTAAGTTAACTTCAGGAGCACGCTACGGTATCAGTGTTAAGTTGTCAGGTGGCACATCCCCAGAAGCTGGTGCAACACAGAGCAACGGACGCATCATTGCCCCTTCAATAAACCGCACTCGTCCTAATTTTCAGGACGGTATGGCTGGCGACACAGCCCGATAAAAAATGCCTAGCGCACATCAAAATGTTCAGTCGCTAGGTGCTGGTGGTTTATACGGAACTAACACTACTTACGGTGGTGGCGGAGTCCCAGTTGCTCGTTCAGAACTTGACTTCCTTCGCTTAGGTGTAGGCAGAGAACCTTCCGCAGAATACCCAGACGGCTATCTAGGAACAATCCGCTCACGACGCGACGACCGCGGCCGTGCTAATAGTGGTTCCGAAAGACTTTTACAGGGCGTACAAACACGCGTAACACAGCGTAGTTATCAACGTGGAGTTCACCGCGGCGAGCGCATTGACCAATCAGATTATTACTATCCAGATAACTTACGACCTGACCGAGGTATTAAACGTCAGATGCGTAGTGCACAAGTAGGAAACGTATGGCAAAGCAAACGTAATGCTATCAATCCCGATTTAGTGCCCGCACCACACTTAGTAAATGATGGAAAAGCAGGACCAGCAGCAAAGGGTTCTGCACCAGGTGAAATTGACAAACGACGTGCAGACCAGTGGGCACGCATGAGACCGAACGCGAGATAAATATGTTAGGTAAAGCATTAGGTATGGCAGCTAAAGGCGCTATTGCAGGTGTCAAAGCAGCAAAAGCTGGTGGTGATGCACGAGCAGTTACTAAAGCATCAATTCACGGTGCGGGAGTTCCACAAGTTGGTGGAGCCGTAGATAAAGCTGTTGACTGGGGATTTAATAATGCCCCTATGGCTATGGACGTAGCAAAACGTCAAGCACCAGTTATTGCAGACCGTGCAAAAGGAATGGCACAAGGAATTTCAGATAAGTTGCGCGACGGAACAACTCCTAAACCTTTGGATTGGTAATAAATGCCAAACATGCCAGACGGTGTTTATAATCGTAAACCTTGGGTAGCACCACTTGAAGCCGCATACCCGCCGCAAGAATATCTTGGACCTTTTGCAAGCAATCAAGAACGCCTTTTATCTCAAGCACTCGCTTCCCAGACTATGTTAGATGCGGAAATACAAGAATACGTGCGACCACCACTTCCACAAATTGAACTTTTCCCAGCTCGTTATGGGTATGTCACCACAGAGTACGGAATTAATGACATCATTGAGGTATCAGGACGGGTACCGCAGCGTAATGAGTCTGACTATAGCCAGACTCCTAACACCCAGGAATCCACTAGCCGTAACACTCTAGGAGGTTCAATCTAATGGCGATTGACGACCCGCGCCTGATGACAGACTCCACAGGAGAAGGTATGGCAGGAGCCACTGACGTGCGCTACTCCACACAACAAGAATTAAAACGAACCATGTACAACGGTTCTAAGTCTTGCAAGAATTGTGGTTACTCAATGACCCCAGTCCAAGCATTACTAAAAGATTTATGTCCATCTTGCACTAGACGTAGTGCACAGAAACGAGTGAAAGGCCGAATGGCATGACAGTACGCAAAGCACGCTCAGAGAATGCATCATTGTTGGAAGGCGCAACTGACGGTAAGTACCGTAAGCGTCGCCCAAATACAACAGTTGCACCAGGAATGGGTGACCAGAAGGTTGTACAAAACCGTCAAGGCCTGCACCCATATATGAACTATGGCTTCATTAACAGTGAAGAGCCAGCAAAGGTTAACCCAGGCGCATAACCATGGCTGTTAAAGACCGTGCCAACGACCCTAAGCGCGTACCAAAAATAAAAGTTGAAGGTGCCGCTGGTCCTCGTGCAAAAAAGTTTAACGGTGGAAAAAACCGTGACAAATTTGTGCAAGATTACATAAGCGGTCGCGTTGACCAAATTGGCGCTGGCGGTACTTGGACAACCAAGGAAGCTGATACGTCAGGAATTATCAAAAACTCAACAGGTACTACAGGCAAGATTCGACGACTAGGAAGTGCAGCTAATGGCTAAGAAACCAACCCCACCAATTTCGTTCCCGCGTGAAAAGGCTGAAAAACCAAAACCTTCAAAAAGGGTCACAGTTGCCCGCCCTGGTAGTAAAGAAGCCAGAGCTATCGCTGGAAAAAGCGAAGCAAAACTAATTGGACTTAGCGCACCAGCCGATAGCGAAAACACTCCTCAACATAAGCAAAACAAGCGTGACGGGTTTACAACAAATGTACGCACCCATGGTGCACCAAAGTATGTATCTAACAGCTTAGGTAAAGGCACACAGACCATTCGCCCTAGCGATTCACAGTTAGAAAGCCATCAATCAGCGGGAGCAGAAGCAAGTCGTTCAGCAGAACTGCCACACGGTAAGAACAATCCAATTTTTACTGCTGGCTCACCAGAACAAAAAGCTGCTAACGCACATCTCGATGACCCAATGGCAAAATCAACAAGCCCACTACTGCGCGAAAAATACCGCAAAATGGCTGACTTGACACACAAATTTGTTTCATCTACTAAGCCAGCAGAAAAGGAAGCTCACCGTGCAGCTTTCCACGCTTTGAGCGGTGGTAAACGTACGAATGGTATTTCTGGCCCTTGTTCAACAGGTGGCTGCACCCGAACAACCGACAGCAACACTGGCTCCTGTGAAGGCGGCAAATGTAATGTTGAAACACCTGCATCAGTAGGAGCTCGTCCAAGAGGATAACTGCTAGACTGCACCACCTCGTAGCACTAATAGGAGCACAAATTGGCAGATATTAAAGACATAGCTCATAAAGAGTTAAAAGAACCACAGATTCGATTGCTTGTTTGTCGTACCTGTAAGTCAGCCGAAGAGCTACCAGACCACGAAGGTCGACCAGAAGACGACGTCCTACTTAACATTACAGTGGAGCGCCATCAAAAACCAGAGCCACACATAGGTTTGCTATTTAAATTTCCAGTTAAGTACTGGGCTCGCAAAGATGTCAAAGAATCCATTATGAAACAGATTCAAGAAGGTTCAACAGGACTTGACGTATTTGGTACTAATTTCTACGAGACCAAATCAACCTTCCAAGAAGACGCTATGAAGTGTTTCAGTTTGCATTTACGCCCATCGAACGGGTGTTCGGATTACAAAATCAGCAGCAAAGAGTTAAAACCTGGAACAGAGAAAGACCGACGCAAAGAGGGGCTTGGTGCCTCTACCGCCGCCAAAGTTTTTTTGTGCGATTTCTGTCCAGCCAAAATGCATTATCAAAAGAAATCGTTTGACTCCAAGGGCTTGTTTAAATGATTCAAGCAGAAACAGCTTTTATTGTTATTAAGTCGCAAGACGGTACCTATACAGCTATCACTGACCTTAAAGCTGAACTAGAGGTTGCCCGCCCAGCGTCAGAGTTAGATGTCAAACGAGCCAGCCGAGAACTAGCCGAAGCTGTCCAATTGAAGGATATTGCCCGAATTGTCGCATCTGTAATGACACAATCACCCCCAGATGATACTTCCAAAGTTGCCAACGCTGTGAGACAATCATTGTTGGAGAAGGGCCTTCTCCAGTAGATACAGGGGGCAAAAATGTTCGTCGAGATGACATGCAATTGTGGAGCATCATTTCAAATGGATGTCGAAGCAGAGAATACTGTTTTGATGTTTGCACATAAATTTACAACTTCACACGAGTTGTGTGGATACATGACGCCAACAGCTTCAGACGTTTCTGAAAAAACAAAGCGGTATGATATTAGTTACCGCGAAAGAAAGAACGAGCCAGAGGAGATGTAGTGGATTACTACGAGGTGTTGGCCAACAAAGCAACTCCCGTAGAGTCACAACCTGGTGAGACGTCTTATTTCAGCGAGCCAGCAGCTGGTTTAGACCCACGGCTATTTAGGAACGACCGCCTGATTCCAGGAATTCGCTCAGCTATTTTATCTACCGCATTTACCTACTTGTCCAGAGATTTCCAAGACCCAGAGTCTTGGTCTAACGTCTGGCTCGCAGGTTCTGGCGTATCCCGTCAATGGGCCGCCCATCGAGCCCCAGCAGATTTAGATTGCCTTATTGGCGTTGACTACGTAGCCTTTCGTCAATCCAATCCCAAGTATGTAGGATTTAGCGACCAAGAGATTGCCTCAACCCTCAACGAAGGGTTTAGCACAGAATTAAATAAAGATACATCCAATTTTATGGACACTTACGAATTAACTTTTTATGTAAATGTTCGAAGCAACATTGTCGACATTAAGCCTTACGCAGCTTATTCACTCACAGCAGATGACTGGACTGTCACACCAGTTACCCAGTTACCAGCACGCAAAAAAGACTGGGACCAGCGCGTAAGTGGTGATACGAATTTAGC